TCCAAAGATCGAGGTCGAATTTATCCGAAAGGCGAGTTGATGGCTATTGTCCTGCGAAACGTAACGATCTCACCCGTTGACAAAGAAACAATGCTCTGCATCAACCTCGATGAATTCGAAGCGGGTAGCACAAGTGTTACGATATTCGGGAAGCCGTATCGCTGGGATCTATCGATTTCGGCGCGTTCTCCTCAATTCCTGCCAAAGCTGCCTGGATACTGGCAGGACAACGTATTGGTAAACCTCGACACGCTGGCGGGCGTAGCCCATCGCGAAGGCGTAGACGAGGTGAAGGGTGGGTTCCAGTTCTCACACGGAACCACGACCTATCTGATGGATTTAGCGTTGACAGCGGAAGCGGGAGGTTTAGATCCGTTCCCAGAGACGGAAACCGAGAAGAGGAAACCAGGCCGTCCAAAGAAAGAGATCGCCTGAGGCTCCTGATCCCCGAGCAGTTCGAGTCTTTCTTCCGCCCGAAGCGGTGGAAATTCCGCTATGGTGGCCGGTGCGGAGCGAAGTCGTGGAGCGCGGTTCGGGTTGTGGTCGTCCGGACCATGACCGAAAAACTATTCGTCGCCAACGCCCGCGAAATCCAACGGTCCATGAAGGACTCGATCAAGAAGCTCTATGAGGATCAGATCGGGATCGCGGGGCTTGGGAAGTATTTCGACATCAAGCGTGATTCCATCGTCAACAAGGTCACCCAGAGTGAGTTGATCTTCGTCGGTCTACAGGACCACACGGCGGACTCTGTGAAGGGTCTCGAGGCGGTAGATATCCTGCTGATGGAAGAGGCGCAGAGCCTGTCTCAGCGGTCCCTGGACCTTGCCATTCCATCCATCCGTAAGCCTGGCTCGGAGATCTGGGCGCTGTGGAACCCGACCCTGGACTCGGACGCGATCCAGCGGCTTCTGGTGAGTCTCCAGCGGTCGTCGCCGGATGATCTGGACGCGATGAACGTCGGGGTCTACGAGAATCCGTTCGCCTCGCCGGAAGCAATCAAGGAGTGCGAGCGCCTCAAGTCTGACGACCCCGTCAAGTGGGGGCACGTCTACGGCGGGCAGACAATCCGCATCGTGGAGGGTGCGATCTATGAAAAGGAACTTTCCAAGGCCATTGATGAAAAGCGGGTGACAAGTGCAATCCACTATCAAGCGGACGCGCAAACTATCCTTGCGTTCGACCTCGGGCGCAACGACTGCACCCACGTCATTCTCGGCCAGCACGTCGGGGCCAAGGAAAAACAGATTTTCTGGTCCTACGAGAACAGTTTCCAGCCGTTTTCACATTACATCGATGAGGTCAAACGCACCGGGTGCCGGATCGACTCGATTATCCTTCCGCACGATGCCAGAGCCAAGACGATCTCAACCATTGACACGCCCGAGGATATGTGTCGGAAGGCGTGGCCGAATGCTACAATTACCGTTCTCAAGGCCGATTCGATTGAATTGGGAATCGAGCATGCGCGAAAGCATTTCGCGACGGTTTTCATCCATCCCGAGAACGCAAAAAGCATCTATGAGAGCCTGCGAAGGTATCGGCGCAAGCCCCTTCCTATCGTTGGCCCGAGTGGAGAGGTTTTGTATGGTGACCCTCTGCATGACCAAGCCTCGCACGGTGGTGATGCGTTTCGGTACTGGATGCAGGTTGTTCCGATTGTCAAGGTCGATTTGTCTCGATTAGATTCATTCAACATCAACCACACCAACCCGTTCCAAAGGCGTTAGATGCAGACGATCAAGGCAACATGGAAAGACCTCCACAATCACGGGATCCAGCCGGAACATTTGATTCGGGTGGCCGATTTGGGTAATTTCGGATTCTCCAACGAGATCATCAATGGAATGGTCAAGTTCGACATTTTTCCTCGGACGTATTTCGTCGTGGGCGTCGTCTACGTTTTGCGGTGCGATATTTTCCAACTCGTGGAAACGCTGCTTGGCAACGCGCTGAAACTCTACGAGAGCGTCGAAGAATCCGAAAAGAAAGTTGCGGAAGCAGCCCGGCTCATCGAGGAAAATGCGGTACCTATCACCGAGGAGGACTTCCAGCGGGTCGAAGCTGGAGAAGTTTCGATGGTCGACCTGATCACCGCAAAGCACGCGGCAATCCAGGAAGCCGAGGCTGTCAATGGATGATGATTCCAGCGCAGAAATCCCCGCCGTCGGCCCTGATGGCAGGCCATTGCGGATGCCGCAGTACGAGAGCCCAGAGGAGCACCACAAAGCGATAATGAAGCGGAAGCATCTATGCCATGAGGCGTGGACGCCAGTGTTTCAGGACTACGTAGACGATTCGCGGTTTGCTGACGGCAACCAGTGGGACGAAAAAGTTTTGCGGTATCGCGAGGAAATGAAACTCACGAGCCTCACCTACAACCAGATCCCCGCAAAGCGCCGATTCATTGTCAACAATGCCCGGATGAATGACACGTCGATCAAATGCGTTCCAGTCAGCGGCGGAGCATCAAAAAACACTGCCAAGGTGATCGACGGAATCATCAAGTATTGCCAGCACAAATACAACGCAAAGGCGTCCTACATCAATGCGCTTGACAATGTGGTGGTGGGCGGTATCGGCGCGTGGAAGATCCTCCCGGTGAAGTGCGGCGACGACTACGACATTGAGATCATCCGGATTATCGACCCGACCAGCGTGATGATGGACATCAACGCCAATAAGCAAGATTTCTCGGACGCGGAGGATTGTTTTGTAACACAGCTTCTGTCGCCGGAAGTATTCAAGGTTTTATATCCCGACGCACAATCGGCGGACCCGGAAAAGCAAAGCAGATTCAGCGAAGATTCCGTCGAGGTATTTGAGTATTGGCTTCGCAACCAGGACACGGGGCTGTGCGAGCAATACATCTGTTCGGAATCTGAAATTCTCTCATCCAATACCGAATACAAGGGCAAGCACATTCCAATCGTATTCGTGACGGGAGAAGAGATCCACATCGAGGGGGAGAGGAAATACAAGGGCATCGTTCGGGACATCAAAGACATTCAAATGCTCCTGAACCTGACCAAGAGCCGGACGGCGGATTACATCCAGCGGTCATCGAATGAGGAATGGCTGGCCGCTGCCCCGCAGATTGCAGATTACGCCGAACGGTGGGCGCAGGGGAACATCAATGGGCAGGGCGTCAAGCTGTACACTCCAGTGGAGGGTGTGCCTCCTCCGATCCGCCTGGACGCCCCGCCGCCCCCCGTTGGGTATATGCAGGTCGCAGCCGAGGCTGACGCAGATCTCCGCGCCGCCATCGGCATCCGCGACCCGCTGGCCGAACTGCCCGACAACGTGGCTACCGAGACGATGCAGATGCACGTTTCCCAGGGCAACATCGGTACGTACGCCTACACCGACAAAATCAACGATGCGCGGAGTTTGACGGGCAAAATCTTCATTGACCTGATCCCGCATTATTTCAGCTACCAGCACGTCCGGGAGATCATGGGCGATGATGGGGAGGTGACGACCGTACCGCTGAATCAGCCATATGAGGAGAATGGCAAACAGGTGATGCATGACCTGTCCAAGGGCACGTATGTGGTGCTGGTCAAGTCGGGGCCGTCCTACGAATCGCGCCGGGCCGAAGCACTTGGCAAGCTCCTAGAGATTGCCAAGTACGACAAGGAATTTTTCATCAAGTACGCCGACATCCTGTTCAAAAACATGGATTTCGACGGAGCCGACGACATGGCCGCACGGGCACGCGCAGGAATGCCGCCCGCGATCCTTGCGGCGAGCAATCCGACCAATGGGGATACGGCGGGGGCCGGGCAGAATCCAGCGGTCCAGGTGGCACAGATGCACCAGCAGATGCAGCAGATGGACGCGCTCATCAAGCAGCTTCAGCAGGAGAAGGCGTCTGACGAAGCCCGAATCCAGGCACAGGGCCATGTGGACCTGTTCAAACTGGAGAAGACCCACGAGCACGAGAAGGCAATGAAGCTCTTGGACATCCAAGCCAAAGCATCAGACATCCAAGCCAAGGGGCAGGTCGATACCGGGCTGATCGGAACGCAGGCCCAGGCCGACGCCCAACTAGATGTCCTGGAGGGACATATCGACACCTTCCATCTGGCGCTTGACCACGACCACGAAACCAGCCGCAATGACCACCGGGATCTTTCCCCAAGGAGCTTTGAATGAGTGAAGACACCGAAGTCCAGCTAACTGAAGTTGATGCGCCGGAAGTTGATGCGCCGGAAGCTACGCCAGAGGCTCCGAAGGCCGAAGAGCGGCCTTGGAAAAAGCTGCCTCCTTCCGAGAAGCAGGACAATCGGATCCCCTATGATCGGTTCCACGAGGTCAATCTTGAGAAAAACACGTACAAAAAGGAGCGTGACGAGGCAAAGGCCGAGCTTGAAGCGTTTCGGGTGCGTGAAGCGAAGCTCGCTGAAATCAAATCCCCTGACGACATCAAAATCAGCGACTACACCGACCCTGACCTGTATCTCCGCGACCGCGACAAGGCCAACGCCGCCGCGATCCTCCGGCAATTCGAGGAGGCGCAAACCCAGAAGGAGCAGGGACGACTTATCGCGCAGCATCAGGCACAATTGGTCCAGACATACGAGCGGAATCTTGGGGAGGCAATCAAGCGCGACCCCGAGATAAAAGAGGCATCGGATCTCATCAACCGTTTGGCGGATGAGTACAATCTCAAGCCGCATCCAGATATTGCCTATGAATTGATGATCGATGAGAACCTCGGCGAATTGCTTTTTGACATCACGACCAATCACGAGCTTTTGACGGAAATGTACCGAGGTAATCCGCAGGATTTCATTCGCAAACTGCACAAAATGAGCGCACGGATCGACCGGGAAGCGAGATACGCTCCCAAGGCCATCGCTGGTGACGACGCGGATCCCGTGACGGCGCTAGATGTGCAGAAGAAGGCAATTGATGCATCCATCCCTGTGCAGGTTTCAGGCGGCTCCGTAGCCTCCCGCAAGGATCCCGGAAAAATGTCGAATGCGGAATATCGCCAATGGGTTGCCAAGGGTCGCCCTGGTAGGTAATTTAATCGCATTGGCCCTGGACGCCCTATGACGGCGAAAAACTCAGCCAGGGCCGATGCATTGGTCGCAAGACCCGAGGGCAGACCTCGTTAAACTCCTGATTCTTCCGTTTAGGCACCTTCGCTCATCGCCTGAATGTGTATCGAGCACAGTCCAAGAACGTGTTCCACGAATCAGGTTTTCCGATGTCTACTCTCCTCACGCCCGCGATCATCAGCAAAGAAACGCTGATGAATTTCGAGAATGAACTAGTCTTCGCCAATAAGGCCGACTGGTCCTACTCCGACAAGTTCGCGAATCCAACCGATCAGATCGGCAATTCGTACACTTTCCGCAAGCCGATCAACGTCCTGGCCACCGACGACAACCTCGCATGGGTTGCCGCCAACAGCACAGTCCAGGAAAATGCCGTCACCATTTTCATCAATCGCACGCTGACCGTTCCGCTTTCGTTCACCGAAGGCGATTTGGCGCTGAAGATGGAGAAGTTCGCAGACCGCATCATCAACCCGGCTACCCGCGTGCTTGCTGCCAAGGCCGACACCAAGTTCCACGACTCGATCATCAATTCGACCGTCCCCGGTGCAAACTCTGGCGCTGGCCTGACCACTGGCGGGCTGTCCACCGCGACTGCCGTGCCCAACTACGCAGGTTACACAATCGGCACCTACGCCGGGGGCATGAGTGTCGCGCTGGTAGCCAAGGCGAAGAAAATCCTGATGGATCAGGGGTGCCCTGTTGACAGTGGCGACCTGTGGGGAATCCTGTCCACCACGGCCCACATGACCCTGTCTCAGGCCCAGCAGACCGTGTTCCAGCCCCTTATCAAGATCGATGAAATATACCGCAAGGGCGTCGTCGGCAATCTGGTCGGCATCAGCTTTGCCGTGTCTCAGTCCCTCGTTGCGCACACCACCGGCACCACCCCGACCATTGCTCCTTCGGCAGGTTCGGCGGCTTCCGGCTGGACAGAGACTGTCTCGCTGACCGTGGCAGGCATGAGCGGCACCGCCAACCCCGGCGACGTGTTCCAGTGCCCATCGACTGGCCCGTTCATCGTCAATCCACTGACCAAAGTCATCACGGATACCCCATTCCAGGTGCAGGTGATTTCGGTCACCGATTCGACACACATTGTGGTTGGGCCGGCTCCGATCCACGCGGGGCAGTACCAGAACATCAGCGCGACCCTGAACGGCATCACGCTGTCGCTGGTCGGTGCGGCTACTCCTGGCGTGGCGTCCGAATCCTTGACTGGTGTCGAGTCGATCATTTTCCACAAGAAAGCGATTCAGGCGGCTTGCATCGAGTTCACCATTCCGAAGAAATCTTCGATGGATATGGCCGAATCGATCAAGGGTGACGACGTGGAGGGGTTCAAGTTCCGCTTCCTTCGCGGCTACGACATGATCGGCGCTTCGGCTGCATTCGGCGGCGGCGTCGGTACGGGAGGGCCTGGCTTCATCTCGCGCCTCGACGCGGGGTACGGCATCAAGACCAGCCAGCCTGCATGGATCGTGCGCATCCTGTCGTAATGATTCGGGGCGGGGACACCACCCGCCCCTTTCTTTTTTGAGGAGGCTTCATGGGCTCGATCTCGCCGTCTACATCAACCGTTTACGATCTCTGTTTTACAGCCCTCCGCAAGACCGGGATCATCGGGCTCGGCGACGTCGTTCCGGCGAATGTGATGGACGAGGCAATGCTCGAATTGAATTCGATCCGCGCCGAATGGTCGCTGAACGTCAAAAACTACAAGAATTTCAACGAGACATTTGTTCTGACCGCTCCGCAAATCAATATCACGCTCGGAACGTCATCGTCCGTGACTGGTGACATCCCGACCCGCCCGAATACGATTACCCAGGTAACTGTAATTGCAGGGACAAACCCCGGCGCAAACATCGTTTATGCGCTCCCGATCCTCCCGATGGAGGAGTATTTCAAACTCCCGCTGACCAATGTATTCAAGCTGCCAAATGCCGCCTACGTTGATACCAGCTATCCGATCCAGAATATTTGGTTCTACCCCGGACTTCTGCCAAATTGGTCGGTGCGAGTGCAGGGTATGTCGTACATGACCGACTACACCAGCGTAGCCGATGACTTCATGGACCCCCCGGAATGGTTTGCCCCTCTGGTCAACGCGACCGCGCTTCGCCTCGCGACCAATTACGGCGTTGACATCGACTCGGGCGTCTACGCGCAGCTCAAGAGCGGCCTAAAACACATCGAAGCTCACATGCTCCAAGCCCGCATGAAGAACATGGAGAACGGCCTCAAGACGGGCACGGCTGGCGGCTTCAACTTCTACGCGGGCAGATAATGGCCTACCAGACGCCAGCCGAGACGAAGGTAATCCCGCTGGGCAATAAGCCGTATGCGACCGCCCAAATCTCGCTTGGCGTCGAAATGTGCCACAATATGTTCCTGGAAAATGCGCAGTCGGAGAATTCAAAGGCGGAGTATTTCCTCCTAAAAATTCCCGGCCTTCGTCGTTTTGGTGCGATCCCATCGACAAATCTCGGTGCATGTCGCGGGATGTACCGCTCCCTTCTGACCGACCGCACATTTGCGGTATTCGGTCAGGCGGTCTACGAAATTCTGCTCGATGGTACGCGGTCATTCGTCGGTATGCTCAGGGCGTCTACGGGCACCGGGCCTGTGCGGATGGCAGATAACGGGCAGCTCATAATGCTCGTGGATGGTGATTCTGGATGGATCATCCGGCTGTTCGATGGATCCATTCCGCCTCATCCTGACCAGACGTTCACGCGGATCACAGACCCCTATTTCCCTGGCGTTGCATCCGGAACCCTCTCCCCCACGTTTGTGACGTTCATCAACACCTATTTCGTGGTGAATAACCCGGACACCAATCAATACTATTGGTCGTGGTCATACTACGTATACAACGTGGCGCACGTCGATCATGCCTACGACCCTGCCGTTTCCGCTGGATACTGGACGCCATTGAATTCCGGCGCGAAGATTGGGCAGGCCGACAATATCAACGCGCTCGCGAATTGCAACAACTACCTGTGGCTCCTCGGAACAAATTCCTGTGAGGTCCACTACGACAGCGGCGACTACAACGGGCAACAGTTCAAGCGGTACGAGGGTGCGGTTCTGAACATCGGGTGCAACGCACCATTCTCCCTGGCCGTCTACCAAAATTCACTCTATTTCCTCGGGACTGACACGCAGGGGACGCTTGGTGTTTTCACCAACGCGGGCGGCATGGCCCCGGTTCGGATCTCCACACGAGGCATCGAACAAATCATCGAAGACATTGGCGATTGGAGCGATTGCGCCGCCTACTGCTATGCTCAGAGCGGCCACGCTTTCTACGTGATGCAGTTCCCAAAGGGGAATCGCACGCTGGTTTACGACTCCATCACCAATGCCTGGCACGAGCGCACAAAGTTGATTCAGGCTACCGGGCTTCTCCAGCGGTGGGATGGGCTGTACGCCGTCGAATCCGCTGGCGACATGGTGCTGATCGGTGACGCGGCAAGCAATGCGGTCTACCAGCTCGACCCGAAATACTATCAGAATGACAACCCGATGGACTCGGGAGTCAACTATATCCGATGCGTCAAAACCCCGCCGATTGCATTTTCTCTAGGCGTCAAAATCTTGTACTACTGGGCGCAGGTAATTTGCAACCAAGGCAGCGGCACACCAGTTGATACAGCCGCTGGCGTTGGGAGAAATCCCTCGGTGCAACTGGCCTGGGCGGAATTCGGGACGCCGCCGTGGTCGGATGAGCAGTCCGCACCAATTGGAGCGCAGGGGCAGGTTACGACCCGTTCGCGCATCCCCGCTGGTGGGTCCGGAACGAATCGGCAGTACCGTATTGTGATGACCGATCCTGTTCCGTTCCTTTTGGTGGCGCTGCTCGTTAATGCTCGTCAGGCGAGGTGGGGGTAATGCCCAGCGCCGAAGAAATCATTTCCGCCCTCTTCCCGCGTACTACAGCGGCGTACGGATCAAGCTTTCCGCGCCGAGCTTTCGCAGGTGCCATGGACGCAGCATCATTTCCGGGCCGGGCCATCGCAGCGGGCGTAAACGCCTCGCAGCCTACGCCAACGCTTGCCGACATCATTGCGAACCCATCTCGCCCGGCGAATTCCACCGACTTCCTGACATCTCTACGCCAGACCCAGGCGGCTCCAGGAGATACGCGATTCAACACGATCACCGAAAATCTGTTCCGTGATCCGTCCTCGATCATTGGCCCTGGGGCAGGAGAGCTTGGTGCATCTTTGGCGGCAAGAGGCGTAAGCAAGTTGGCTCCGGGGCTTCTCGCCAGGGCGCTTCCTTACGCATCAGATGCAGCCGTAAACGCCGGGACCAATGCAGCTACACAATACGGCGAGATGGGGCAGGTTAACCCGCTAGGCATGGCTCTAGGGACCGGCATGGGGCTCGGGATGCAGGGGCTCGGCTCGGTAGCCGCGCAGATGGCACCGAAGGGCCGCGCCGCGATCATGGAGAATCCGAATTTCCGGAAGTGGTTCGGCGATTCAAAGGTATTGGATGAGGCGGGAAATCCGCTGACCGTGTATCATGGCACAGACGCTGATTTTAATGAGTTCAAGCCAAATTTTGCAGGCTCGAAAACGAACGATGAGTCTGGCTATGTAGAATGGTCAAAAGTTGGGCCAAATTTTACAACGTCTCCAAAATACGCATCCGATCACGCGGAGGGACTTGGCGTCGGATCCGTGATCCCTGCCCATGTAAAAATTAAAAACCCTTACGAAATCACAGAGCGTGATTGGTCCTCTATACTGAAGGAAATGGAAAGTGGAGATTTGACATCGTCTGATTTTAGAGATCAGTTAGTGGGTGATGGATATGACGGGATCCTTCTCCATGCGAAGGATAACGGGATAAATTCAATGCATGTAATCCCATTTGATCCCACTCAAATCAAATCCGCCACCGGCAACCGTGGCACGTTCGACCCGAATGACCCGAACATCACGCATTTCGCAGGCGGTCAATCTCCCATCGCGGGCGCGAATGCGTTGGCGGGGCGGTACCTCCGTGGGTTGCTGAATCAAAAGGAAGAGGATCTGCGATGAGCCAGCGCCTTTTCCCGATCCCGGTTGCAACTCCGATCCAATCCAAGGAAACCGGATCCGATTTCGCGATCACTTGGCAGCGGTATTTTAAGGCTATCGGCGACGACCTGATGGAAGCGAATCTCGTCAAGGATTCGGCGGATCAGAGGGCGCTCAAGTACGTTTTGAATGCGAACATCTGTTTCTGCAATTGGGCACCAATAGCGCCGCTCGGAATCGATACCGTCGTCGCGCTGCCATTCACGGCTGCGCTGCCATTCCAGGCGTTCGGGACGGTCTACCCTGCCGGAGCTACGGAAATCACAATTCCGAGCGCAAGCACGTTCGAGCAATTTTTCTACATCGTCAAACCGACGAAAGTCTGAGGAAACATCATGCTTCCAGCTATTGCCGCTGCCGCTGCCAAAGTCGCCGGGCCTCTTGTCGGCGGAATTATGAATTCCAACGACATCCAGCAGGGGATGGCCGACTACCGCACTGACGTGAATCGCGGGACATCTGTACTTCAGGGCGGAATCAATTCAGCAAATGCCGCCTACAGCCCCTATACAGGAGCCGGAGCATCTGGTGTGGCAGGCGAACAGTTGGCGATTCAGAACCGACAGCAGGCCGCACAGCCTACTTTGTCGAACGTCGATCCGTCGCAGGCGCTGTCTTACCTTGATCCGTCGGCGGCGTACTCGACTGACCAGAGCAACAAGGCCATCCAAGCCCAGGCGCTGGCCTCCGGTGGCGCTGGCGGCGGGATGATGAAGGCCCTGGCAAACAATGCCAGCGACCGAGCTATGACTAATTACAACAGCGCGTTCGGCCAAATGCTGGGGGCCGCAAATACCAATTTCGGCCAGCAGCAACAGCAGTACGTCAACCAGACCGGATACGACCAGTCGCAGATTCAGAATTACGCTGGATTGGCTGGACAGGGATTGCAGGCCGTCAGCGGGAATCAAGGCTTGAATGCAAACTACAATGCCGGGATCAATGGCAATTTTGGCGACATCGCCGCCAACCAACAATCCGGATGGAATGCGCTCGGGAAAAACGCCAAGGACACCGCGACCGATCTCGGAAATAATATTTCGGGCGGCATCTCGAATATCTGGGGGAAATAATGGCACAGGCGCAAGGGTTCTACCAGTCCCAACCAGGCCCCGCATTGGGATGGGATCAGCTCCAGGCGATGCAGCAATCCGGGTACAGGTTCGGCCAATCCCAAGACCTCGACAAGATCTTCGCAAAAAACATCGCAACGCAGAATGTCACAGATCCGAATACCGGGAAAGTCGTCACCCGCGCGGGTGATCTCGATCAAGGAGGATTCTACCGCGATGCCGCAGCCGCTGGGATCGGCGCAGACCAGTACAGCGAGCCGTTCAAGTACTACCTGGGGCAGAAACGGGCAGAATCAGATGCTGTTGGGCAAAAACAGGGGCTGCAGCTGATGGGCGTTTCTCAGCCCACCCAGACCCGTAACGGTGCGGCAGTTGGAGAAGCCCCGATCACCATTTCGAGACAGCTCCCGCTGACCATAGATGGACTATTCCCTGCGATGCAGGCGAAAATGGGGTCGGACTCACAGGGGGCGCAACCTCAGGCGCAGAATACGGGTGGTGCTCCCGGCCAGACGGCGGAAAACGCAGGGCCAAGCAACCCATTGGTCCCGGCAACAGCCCCCGATTCCGGGCCGTCGCCATTGTCGAAAGACAGCCTGTTTCAGTCGATGAAATCCAAGATGCCGGACGGCCAAAACTTGGGCCAGACGGTCATTCAGGGTCAAGACGCAGCATTGCGCCCCTCGCCGACGATGCAACTTCCGGAGCCTATCCCTACGGACCCGCAGTCAACCATTTCCCGGGCCCCCGATACTCGCACGCATTTGCAGGCCGTGGAAGATAGCGCACCTGCTCCGCCGGCTGCAAACGCT